ACCTTTTAGAGGTGCATCAGGTGTTAATCACCCTGTACTTGCTGAATCGGTTACACAGTTTCAAGCGCAAGCTTACAAAGAATTATTACCATCAGACGGTCCGGTTAGAACTCAAATTTTAGGAGATGTAAATGTTCCTAAAGAAGAGCAAGCTAAACGGGTTAAAGATTTTATGAACTATCAAATTATGGATCAGATGAAAGAATATGAACCAGAATTTGATCAAATGCTTTTTTACCTCCCTCTATCCGGATCTACCTTTAAGAAAATTTATTATGATGATCTTTTAGGTAGAGCCGTATCAAAATTTGTACCGGCAGATGATTTAATTGTACCTTACTCTGCAAACTCTTTAGAAGATGCAGAAGCAATTATTCACGTAATTAAAATTTCAGAAAACGAATTAAGAAAACAACAAGTAGCAGGTTTTTATAAGGACATAGAATTAGGTGAACCTCCTGTTACTGAAAATCAATTAGAAGATAAAAAATTAGAATTAGAAGGTATTTCTAAAGATGGCCAAGAAGATCAATACACACTCTATGAGATTCATACTAATTTAGATTTAGAAGGTTATGAAGATATTGGCGAAGATGGTGAGCCGACAGGTATTAAACTTCCATATGTTGTAACTGTTGCCCAAGCAAATAGTAAAATCTTATCTATAAGAAGAAATTACAAAGCAGAAGATCCAAAGAAAAACAAAATTAATTATTTTGTACAATTTAAATTTTTACCTGGAACTGGTTTTTATGGTTTCGGTTTAATTCATATGATTGGTGGTTTAACTAGAACTGCAACAGCAGCTTTAAGACAATTACTAGATGCAGGAACTTTAGCAAACCTACCAGCAGGATTTAAATCTCGTGGTATTAGAGTTAGAGATGATGCACAACCTTTACAGCCTGGTGAGTTTAGAGATGTAGATGCACCTGGTGGAAATATCAAAGATCAGTTTATGACTTTGCCTTTCAAAGGACCAGATCAAACTTTATTACAATTAATGGGTGTTGTGGTTTCTGCAGGTCAAAGATTTGCAGCAATTTCTGATATGCAAGTTGGAGATATGAATCAACAAGCTGCAGTTGGAACTACTGTTGCACTTCTTGAGCGTGGCTCACGTGTAATGTCTGCAATTCACAAAAGATTGTATGTTGGACTTAAACAAGAATTCAAATTATTAGCAGAAGTATTTAAAAGTTATTTACCACCTGTTTATCCTTACGATGTTCCAGGAGCAAGACGAGAAATTAAAGTACAAGACTTTGATGATAGAATAGATATTCTACCAATTGCGGATCCAAATATATTTTCGCAAACACAAAGAATATCAATTGCACAAAGTCAATTACAACTAGCGCAATCAAATCCTCAAATGCATAATATGTACCAAGCGTACAGATCTATGTATGATGCGCTGGGAGTGAAAAATGTTAATGCAATTTTACCACCACCTGCACAACCAATGCCGATGGACCCTGCATTAGAACATATTTTAGCAATGTCACAAAAACCATTCCAAGCTTTCCCTGGTCAAGACCACAAAGCTCATATTGATGCTCACTTAAACTTTATGAGATTGAATATGGTGCAAAATAATCCAATGGTTATGGCTACAATGCAAAAAAATATACTTGAACACATAAGTTTAATGGCACAAGAACAAGTTCAAATAGAATTTGTAGAAGAATTACAAGAATTACAGATGATTCAACAACAAATGCAACAAATGGGAGCGCAAAATCCTGCTATGGCACAAGGAATGATGCAAAATCCACAGATGATGCAACAACAACAACGAGTTCAACAGATAACAAACGCTATTGAAGCTAGAAAAGCGCAATTAATTGCTGAAATGCAAGAAGATTACGCTAAAGAAGAAGAAAAAATCACTGGTGAGTTCGCTGGAGACCCATTATTAAAAATTAAATCAAGAGAAGTTGACCTAAAAGCTGCAGAAAACCAAAGAAGAGAAGAAGAAGGTCAAGAAAGATTAAATTTAGACAAAATGAAAGCAATGATGAACCAATCACAGCACGAAGATGACCTAGAACAGAATCAAGAGCTAGCTGAAATGCGTGCAGGAGTATCAATAGCCAAACAACAAATGGCAGACGCGAGTAAGCGTCACGATTTCGGTAGAAATTTCAAAAAAAACTAGATATAAATCATTTTAAGGAGAAAATTATGATTAAAAAAGCAAAAGACCCTAAAGCCGTACCTGAACTAGGTGTTGGTAAAGATGGATACAAAACAGGTGGCGTTACAATCCAAGCTACAGATCCTTTTGAAACTCAAACAGTAACTGTTAGAGGAACAAAAGCTATGAGAGCGGATAAAAAACCTGTTCAAGCTAAATGGTACTAAACAATGTGGTTATCGGCAATTAAATTAGCCGTTTCTGCTGGTAGTAAAATTTATGCTAATAAGCAGAAGACGAAAATAGCTATGTCAGATGCACAGCTTATGCACGCATCTCGTATGGCCGAAGGTAAGGAAGCTTACCAAGGTAAACTTCTTGAGGCTAGACAATCGGATTGGAAGGACGAGGCAGTTTTGATAATTCTCTCGGCGCCAATAGCAATTTTGGCTTGGGCAGTTGTAAGCGACGATCCGGGAGCCATGGACAAAGTAAATATATTCTTTGAGCATTTTGCGGCACTCCCGTCATGGTTTACAAATTTATGGATCCTTGTCGTGGCGAGTATCTATGGTATAAAAGGAACACAAATATTTAAAAACGGAGGAAAAAAATGAGACAAAACGGACTAAGATCAAACGTCAGATTTCCAACTGGAGCATCTGGTATGAAAAAAGGTGGCAAAGCTAAGAAGCAAGGCTACAAAGATAGAAAAGACGAATCTATTGCTATGAGAATCAAAAAGAAAAGAAGTGCAAAACAATTAAAAGCTTCTGCTAATGAGTCTTACGGTAAATTTGGTTCTAAAGCTAAAAAATCTGGTAAAATAAACAGGTAATGTTTAACAGACTAAAAAGTTTTATTTGCAAACTATTTAACATCAAAGCATGTAAATGTGATGAAGTTGATGAGCATGTAGAATTTTTTACAAAAGTACCTGAACCGGAGATACCGGTTCATGAACCAAAGCATTGTGGATCTCATACAAGATTTATAAAATCTTGCCATCAATGTCTTGCAATAACACAATAAAGGAGAAGACATGAGAAAAAAAATAAAAAAGAAAAGTAAATTTCCAGATCACTCAGGTGATGGTAAAATTACTAAAAAAGATATTTTAATGGCTAAAGGAATTATTCCTAAGAAAAAAAAGAAGGGATCTAAATAATGGCTAAACGTGGATTATACGCAAACATACATGCGAAGAAAAAAAGAATCGCTGCGGGCTCAGGTGAGAAGATGAGAAAACCTGGAGCTAAAGGTGCACCGACTGCTGCTAATTTTAAAAGAGCAGCTAAGACAGCTAAGAAACCTAAAAAGAAAAAGGCGTAATGGCTGAAAACCCTATAAGAAAAACTACCGGTAAAGGTGGTAATTATAGAAAAACAAAATCTGGAGCTGGAATGACAGCTAAAGGTGTAAGAGCTTACAGGGCCGCAAATCCTGGAAGTAAACTAAAAACAGCCGTGACTGGTAAAGTGAAAAAAGGGTCAAAAGCTGCAAACCGACGTAAGTCGTACTGTGCAAGAAGCGCAGGTCAATTAAGAAACTCGTCAGCTAAAACCAAAAACGATCCTAATTCTCGAATCAGACAAGCACGGAGAAGATGGAAATGTTAAATGGAAGCAGAACAAGTACTAAATAGTCTAAGAAGAGCAATCAAAAGAAGAGTTGAGTCGTTAGCCATATCGGTAACATCCGGTGGGGTTGACAGTATGGAAACTTATAAGTATATAATAGGGCAGATTAATGCATTGGAATCAGTGCAACAGGAAATCTCTAACCTGCTAAATGATAAGGAGCAAAATGAAGACAGAGGAACAGTCATCAACATCGGTGACAAAAAAAATAATAACCCCAAATAAAGAATTAGTTGGGTTAAAGAAATCAGAAGAACAAAAAGAAGTTACAAAAGAAAAAGCAAAACTTCCGATGCCTACAGGCTGGAGAATGTTAGTTTTACCATTTAAGATGAATGAAAAAACTAAAGGTGGAGTTTTACTTGGACAAGAAACAATCGAAAGACAACAGGTAGGATCACAATGCGGTAACGTACTTGCGATGGGACCTGATTGTTATAATGATAAAACTAGATTCACACAAGGTCCATGGTGCAAGGTCGGAGACTGGGTAGTCTTCGCACGTTATGCAGGATCTCGTATTGAAATTGAGGGTGGGGAAGTTCGTCTTCTTAATGATGACGAAGTACTAGCAACT